AGTTAGCAACACGAAGCTTCGGCGTTGCACTTGTTGCACCTGTTGAAATCACGGTTGTCGTTCCTGGAGTCACTGCCGCCATTGTTGGCTGACCTGCTCCAGTAATCCAGAACACGTTGATTTCCGTACCTACTGCGAAGTTGTAAGTCGCATCTGTTGGGATTTGGAATTGTTGCGTTGCCGCGTTGTTCATGCTGAATATGTTGTATTCATCACCTGCCTGAAATACGTATGAAGCAGTCTTAGCTGTATATGTTGAAGCCTTTGTCTGCATTGTTCCCGCTAAATCATAAGCGGCTTTGACTGCCGTTGGAGTAGCCGCAAGAACGGAAGAAGTAGTTGAAGTTGAATCGGAAAGTTGAACGACACCCGTTGCCGATGTTGTTGCAGTTGTGACGCTAAGAGTAACTGCGCCGCTTGTCGCTCCACCTGCAAGGGGAGCCGTTGTATTCACCGCAGTGATGTCACCGATGTCATTGGTGATCCACGTAAAAGCCATGTTCGTTCCTGATGTCTTTGAAAGTATCTGACCTGTTGTGCCACCGAGTAGGTATTGCATCGACGTATCGACGCCCTGCCCGAAGACGTTGAAATCAGCGGGGAGATCCGTGACCAAGTCGGTCGCAGTCGGCATCACCCAGCCGAAGTTTGTTGTTGGATTTGCCATTCTTACCCCTTACGCAACCTGAGTTGCATTCTGCCAATCGAGAGTCCCCGATATGGTATTCCAGCGTTCTAATATTGACACATCATTCCACCTCATTGCTTGAAGTGAGAATGCGAGTGGCGAAAGTATCGCCGTTACTGAGACGGAATTGTAAGCCGCCTTGAAAGTCCAACCTTCAACGAATCCGAGATATTCACCCGAGACCATATTCAGCGGCAGACCAGAGATTGAAAGTGGAAGTCCCATGAAGATATTGATGAGGGAATCACGATCATCACTTGCCAGTTCTGGACTTGTCAGCTCGAATGAAATTTGGTCGAACATCGCTTGAGGATAGGCGCGAAGTGTTAGATAGAACGCGGCTTGATCGTCAGCATCGGCGTGATTCTTCAGAGTCGTTGAGATTATCTGGGCGAGCAGTCCATAGTTGAGGATCGATGTAGCATCTTCGAATGGTGTCGTCTCTAACGATGAAGTGACTCCATATTTAAGGACGATTGAGTTTCGAATATCTCCAGAGCGAGTCTGTATCGCCATTCCATTTGAAAGAGCTTGAGTTGCATCGAGATAGGTATATCCGTACGTCGAAAGATAAGTCGTTCGATGTGTGGAATCGGCGTAAGAGATTTGCCCTTGAGCATTCTCATAGATATATCCCAGACCCGACGTGGCGAGTCCACTAACGAGAGAATAGACATCCGTGCGACTTGCACCGCGAGCCGCTAAATCATAATTTCCCGGACGATCAATTTCACCGATGTCAGCCTGTTGAGCCGTTGCCCATGTAACCGTTGGATCATAAGTTGCCCACGTGAGAGCTGGCGGAACCGTGCCCCACGATGATGCGAGTAATTCTTTGAGGATATGGTAAATCTGATCTCCGTCATGAGCTGACGTCAAAGTGCCATCGGTGAGAGCTTTAGGAAGTCGCGACAATGCACCGAGTGCAATGATTGAGACTGTTTGATTGACTGCCACCGTTCCAGAGTTAGCAACGGCAATCGTGAAGTCTGTAATTGTGCCGCCGAAGATTGGAACGAATGTAACCGTTGAATCTTGTAATTCGATGGTGACTGAATCGTTGATATTAAGTGAGACGGTACTTTGATCTAAATTGATGAGTTCGAGATTGATGTAACCAGCTTGAGCCTGTTCATAGATATTCGTTCGCCCTGAAGTGATAGTCAGATTTGCCAGAGTGAAGTTCGTATAGACGACCGATTGGATCGTAACGCGCCAGACTGGATTCCAGAGTGTCATGGCGTGACTAACGCTCCAGCCCCACCCGTGCCACGATAGAAGGAATTGTTCAGAATGCTGATGATCTGGCGAGCAGTAGATTCGGCATCGATTGCGCCATTGACCGTCAGATTGATAGTTGAACCGCCGCCGCCAAGCTGATTATTTGGAACGATACGTCCAGAGCTTGAAGGGACGAATAGTTCGGCTCCGACTTCTCCGACGATGTAAGGACGATTGGGAGAGACTGCTCCACCTTGAGCAAGCTTCGGAATCTCTTTCAAGTCCTTTGATCCTGGAATCAAATTGTTCACGATGTTGTAAGCCTTGATGAGTAAATTAATGGCAGAGATTGCAAGATTGATTCCATCAACTAAGAGACCGATTGCCGCTGAGACTCCATCGATTACTTTCGCCACGCCACTCCATGCCGTCTTGAACGCGCCGCCGATGAATGGTGCAACGAGTTTAGCGACCTTGAGCAGTGCATTGAGAGCAGTTCCGATAAGTTCAAAGAATCCTGCATTCTCTTTAACGAGAGTATTAAGAGACTTAAATACTGTAATGATGCCTTCGATGGCAGGTTTGAAGATATCCACGAAGATCGGTGCAAGTTTGTCCTTAATGAAGTTCCATACCTTTGTTACCGCTGGAATGAAAGTCTCCGTGAAGAATGTAGCCAGTTCAGTAAATACAGGTTTCAAGTTCTTGCCGATTTTGTCTGCTAAATCTTGAACGGCAGGGATGACGTTATTGACTAGCGTTGAGACCATCGGCGTGATTGCATCGAGTACGAATGAACCTGCCGATTCTTTACCTTCATCGAATGCAATTTTGAGACGATCCATCTTTCCAGCGAATGTCTCAGCCTTCTTAGTTCCCTGATCTTCGAAAGTCTTTCCCAGTGATGCAGTGATCTCATCGAATGTCATTGTCTTAAGAGTTGCGGCATCGATTCCAACGCCTAACTTGCCAAGTGCCGTGTTCTGCCCGTCATGGCTTTTGGCTAACGCATTGCTCACTGCCTCAAGAGATTTCCCACTGCCCGCCGCAATATCAATCGCAAGGGTTTGAAGTTTCTGAGCTTCTTCGACGTCTTTCGTTGATCTAACTAAGCGAGCAAGGGAAGGACGAAGTTCGTCATCGGTGACACCTTTAGCAAGTTCAGTCTTTAGAATATAATCTTCAGTTGATTTAATTTGTGCATCGGTTGCACCTGTAACGTTCTTGAGAGTCGTTGCGAGGGTAGCTTGCGCGGCTTCATCGGCAACGGCAGACTTAACGCCATCGATGAGAAGCTTGCCAGCGTAGGCGGCGGCGGCAACGCCAGCGGCGGCGAATGCCAGACCTGCTTTCGCGCTGAAATCTCCGAGCTTTGATGATGATGTCTCGACTTCTTTATTTGCATCGGTAAGTGATTTGCGAAGATTATCGACATCACCGAGGATCGTGAGCTTGAGCGTTCTTGAACCACCTGCCGCCATTACCACTCCTTCAGAATCTTAGAGAATCCATCTTCCCATTGAGCGATGATGTACGGTTGTTCGGCTCGCAGGGTTGGATAGATAAACCATCCTTTAGACCCACGACCTTCACGTCCTGACCAGATTGGAAATTGTCGGAATTTATTTGATCCGAATTCATAACCGCCCCAAAGTTGCTGAGTCGTTCCACCGCCTGAGAATTTCTGCGATGCGTAACCGAATGCAATCTCTCCCACCTTCGATGACTTACTAACCTTCGAACCTTGAGCAATGCGATCAGCGGCGACACTGTTGCGAGTGCCAGCCGTGTTGATGATTTTGCCTTGAAGATAAGTCGCCAGAGCATTCGATTCGGCTTTGGCTTGCGTGACGGCTTCATCATCCATCGCCTTGAAAGCACCGTAAATCGCACGAAGATCAGACTTGTCGTATGCGATTGCATCTTCAGCCATTTCTCTCCTTTAAGATTTCCAATGCCGTCAATATATCTTCCGCGCTTTGCCACTCGCTCATCGGTATCTTTGTCTCGATGGACAATTCGACGATGAGACGACTTAGGCTTCCGCGCTTGTGGCTTTTGGGTCGGACTCTCCGACGCTTATGTCAGCGATCGTCTCTGACCAAGCTTCGTAGGGCTTGACGGGCTTTCCACCAGCTTCACGCTTCATCGCGTTGAATGCTAAGAACATGAGATCGGAAATTCCCACTTTGTCCTGAGCCTGTTGAATTGTGTTGCCCGTCTTTTGTTCCCATTTAGCCCACTCTGGCGGTTGTGCGATGTACGTTGCAAGTTCGCCATTCGTGTATTCGATATTGATTTGTAGTTTCATGCTCCCGATCTCCTTCTTAGGTTAGTGCTGGGGTGGTAACGCAAGTGAATGCAAGTGAGACTGTCTGAGCATCTGGAGCAGTTCCGCCAGCCGACGGAAAGATTGGCTGAACGTTGAACGTAAAGACTGCGCCAGTGTCAGCAGTGAATGAGCAAGCTAGGGGAGTGTTCGGCGCTGATGCGGCGGCATCCCATAGGGACTCGCAAAGTCCTGCTGGAGATACGCCCCAGTCAGCTAACATTTCAACGGCGAATGAGCCTTGAGTGTCAGTCGTGTAATACGCCTTGCCATCGAGTGTCTGATACGTATTTATAGTTGAATCAAGTGTGAGAGTAGCTGAAGTCGCCTGAGCATCGAAATTGTCACCAGCAACGGTGAAAGTGATGTCGCGACCAGTGATGATTGTTGTTGCCATTTCGATCCCCTGTTCTTTCAGTCTGTGTAATAAGTCGAGACGGATAAATCCGCGATAAGGAATTTGCCTGTTCCGACTTCGAATGGTGTCGGCTGATTAACGTCGCCGACCACGTAACCCGATGGCATTGCACCGAGAATGCTGATGATTAACTGTTCGAGATTATCAAGTGCCCCTGCGTTGTTGTTATATGCAACGACTGCCGTGACGACAAGATTGATCTTGACCTTTGTTGTTGATCCATTGATGAGTGTTGATTCAAGATATGGAGAATCTGGAACCTGACACACTGCTGGAGCGATAAGAGCTTCAGGAATTCCGTTATATACGGACGCAACGACTCCACCGAGTGCAGTCGCTAACGGTGTACGAATTTGCGATTCGATAGTCACTGGCACATCGTTTCGAC